CTTGACCGGAGGCTTCAGGTTGTGGCCCTCCGCGCGTGCAGAGGCACGCCCCTTGGCATTGAGACCACCTTTGGGATTCTGTCCTGCCTCGCGTTGCCACGCGGGAGTCTTGTAGGATTTGCTGACCGGCGGGATTGCAGGCATCCGGCTGACCACCTTGAGGGAAGGGTCGTCCTGCCTGCCCGCTCCTTGGGTTCCCACATGCAGCTCTTTGCCTATGGCCACGTTGTTGTGCGGCTCGTGGGCATTGAAGTACCCGAGCATCTGTGCCGGGCCACGAATGCTCATCACATGGTCGCTTGGAGTGAATGTCCAGTGTGTGCCATCACCATTGTGATCCGCCCATTTTCCACCCGGCGGACGGCCCATCGGTTCCGATCCCGTAAAGGCAGCCCTTCTTCTCCCCCGTTGCGTCTGCTGCGCATAGATGCTTCCACTTGAGAATGTCGGATGGTTGGGCTTCTTGAATCGGTCGTCCCAATGCAGGTTCCCATCCGGCTCCAACCCTGACTTCCATGCTCCCCTGATGTCGTAATCATGCGCCCCAAGACTTGCTCCGGTTGTTGCCTCCATGTGCGTTTTCCATTGGCCGAACTTCTGCTCCTCGTTGGGAGTCAGGATGGTGTTGTAATGGTCGGACAGATCGGGAATTTTCCCTGAAGCAGCGCTCTTTGCAAAGTTGGCCCCGAGTAGTACTCTAAATTGTTCCGCCAATGCCTTTTGTTCATCGTTTGACTTGACGGTATTGTTGCTCTCTCCCGGAAGGTTCGGATTGCGCGTCGGAGGACGGCCTATCATTTTTGCCTTACCGCTAGCCGTGGCAAGGAAGCCGCTGATCTTCTCGTCCAGTGCCTTCGGATCGTCTCCATATCTGCCGATCATCCGGCGCAGCACATCCACACGCTTGGAGAAGATTTCCCGGCTCTTGTCAGCCTGTGGATGATGCGTGAATGCCGAATGCACCATCCCCTTGTTGGCATCATACGTATCCACGATGTCTCTGGCCTGATCGATCAGTTCATGTCCGCTCGGACGTTTTTCACTTTTTGAGGATTGGAACAGCAGCATGAAGAGGCCCGGAAGGATATCATGATCCTCCATGCTGGCCCCCCACGTGTTGTACGAATGATGATGCTTCGGCAAGCCCATGGGATCGTGCGTCAGTGCCCCACCGTGATCGATCAACCACATGCCTTCCTGCGTTTTCCTGCCCTTTGGGACAAGAAAGTTTCCCGCGTGAGCATCGGTGTGGTCAATCAGGGCTTGCCATACCAGTGATTGGTTTCTTGCCTTTGTGGCGGCGTCTGGAGACTTGTTTGCGACATCATAGAGTTCCCTCCCCTCCATGACCGGCGTGACCCGGTAGGCCGGTTCGTTCTTCTTCCACTTGTAGTCATCTCCGACAATCTGGCCAGTCTTGCCACTGTAGAGTTTTGATGGCAATGGCAGCAATCCGTTTCGCTTGTTGGCAAAGATGTTGGTCAGGTTGTCCGCCACATGCTCGGTTCGTGTTCCCGCTCCGATATCAATTCCTTGCTGAAAGACCTTATCGGGAATGGTTGCCTTTACCGCCCAGTACTTGGAACCGGACACTTTCGGTTGCACGTAAAATCCATTGCGTAGCAAGCCCTGCTCGGGAGGGCTTTGGTAATTTACTCCTCCTCCTCTTGGACTGCGATGCCACTGCACATGCGTGTTTCCATGAAGGTTTTCCGGCCATTCCGGCTCTGCCGGTTCGGCAAACCTTGGCACGCCCGGTGTGCTGGGTGCCTTTTTGGCTGCATTTGGTTCTGACGCCTTGATGGACGACTCTTCGGATTTGGTCAGCGGCCAGACTGCATGGGAGAAAAATCCGGTTTTCATTCCTTTTTCTCCTTCTTATTGTTCATGTGATGATGCAACACGGCAATCACCCGCTCGAATGGCAGTTCCTTCAAGAGCGCCGGATCGACCGGTGCCTGCATGGATAACGCATGGTCGATCAGGCTCTGGGTCAGTTGCGCCAGTCCCCTCGGCGCAACCTCGTCAAGCCTCGTCGCTTCCACATGGTCGATGGGAATGTCGTCCGAGAACATCTGCTTGTATGCCGCATTGCGGTCGTCATGACCCGCATGAATCACGTCGGATGCCAGAGGCATCGCCAGTTTCCGGAACATCTTCTCCGCCATTTCCATCTGATGCGGCATCACGGTCGAAGTGCCCTGCACAGGAATTGAAAACCTCGCCACCTCATACGCATTGCGTGGCGTGTTCTCCACTCGTGGCTCGATCTCATGGATATGCGGCCAGCGAATGCTCTTGACATTCCCCTCGCTATCCGTTACCTGCACGCCATGCGTGCCGATATTGGTGATGCGTCCCCAGACAGGTTCCTGATGGTCGAAAGGATGCTGGACTTTTACTCTCGCGCCGATTTTCAGGTCACGATGCTGCGCCCAGTTCTCCTTGCTCTCGGGAACCTTCGGAGCGTTCGACTCCATCGTCATCTGCGCCGATGCAATCGTCAGCCCCTGACCCGTACCCGGCGGACGGCCCGGTCGGCGGAATGCCGTCCGGCTGCCACTTCCAATCGTTCCGTATCGCTTGCCCGCATACGGCACATTGCGCATCCAGATTTCACTTGGCTTCTTTGCGCCCGCCTTTTCCATTCCGTCAAGGATGGCATCCATCGAATCGAGATGCTGCCCGACCTCATCGCGTATCGGCTTCGGCTTGGGCGAGTACACCTTGATCATGCTCTTCATCAATCGCTGAAGTGATTCATGCGGGATTGCCGATTCCGGTTTGGTCACCGGCTCGGAAACCTTCTCGATCAATACTTCCGCATAGGCCTTCTTCAAGATGTCCGATCCTTCGGAACGACGCAGGAACAGGGACTTCTTGGCCTCTTCCTCCTTCTTTCCATCGACGAACTTCTTGATCGCGTACCGGGCTGTCATGTAACAGTAGAAATGCTTGATCTTGTCTTGTGACTTCAGCCGCCGCTTCATGTTGTCCAGCAACCTTCCGGTTTCGCTGTACAGGAAGCAATTCACGACATGATTGTCGCCATGCACGATCTCTCCATTGGCGGGAGTGACCTTTCCGAAAGTGACTGCATGGCCTCCGTGTTTGGGACCACTTCCCTTTGGCCCCTCATGATAGTTCTTGAGCAGCATCTCGTAAATGCCGTTCAGGAGTTCCTCGGTGCTTTTTTCGTCCAGTTTCGCCACGAACGGCGTTGCAATCTGCTGCTCATCCATCTGTCCGGTAGCGCCGCTGGGTTCACGCTTCGGCCCGTCGTCATGTGCGTTTCGGACATCAAGTGCCCCCGGCTTCTTGCCGTACTTGATATAGAACTTATGGAGTTTCTCACTCCAGACACGCCGGTAGTTTCCTCCGCGCAATCCGGGGGCGTGAACCTGCCTGTTCCTCTTCGGCGGCGGCGGCGTCCATGAAGGCCCACTGCCCGATGGCGGTGTCATGGAAGGTGGTTGCAACGGAGGCATGACTTACTGTCCCTTCTTGCCCATCAAGGACGTGACCCAGAGGGGAACATCAATTCCCTTGTCTTTCAACAACAAGTGTAATGCACCATTCTCTCTTCTGTAGGACATGACCTCTTCAGTCAGGTCTGAAATCTTTTTTTGCATCTTTTCCATTTCTTTGTCATACGACGTGCGGATGGTCTGCATCTCTTCTTCATGGCGCTTGCTCATTTCGGCCATGTCTTGCTTCATTCGATCCAAGTCTTCGCGGACTTCCTCGCGATAGTCCTCGCTGGCCTTGAGCAATACCTTGAATTGTTCCGCCAATATCTTTTGATCATCAGTGGCGAATTTTTTTTCAAGTACCGGCTCGGCTCGTTTCCGTTGCAAATGTCCGCGATAGGCGGTCAATGCCATGTTGCCCAGAAACGTGAAGGCCGCCCCTATGGCACCCGAGGAAATCGCAATATTCCAATCCATCATCTCTTCTCCGGAAGACTATCGTTTCTTGGTGGGTCAGATTCTCGTAGCAATGGTTCCCGCACGTCAGAAAGACCAAGACGCTGCATCAGGGGATCAGTTGCAATGCTGCTGGACGCAATCGATTCCCATGCTTCCCCACGGCACGGCATCGGAAATGCCAAGTCCGAGTATTCCGTCGTGGTGCCTTGCATCTTCGGTGCAAAATCCAATGACTGAATGAGTGATAGGGAATACTGCAAAATTGAACAGTTATGTAGTTTCTTGCAATTGCGGCATGAAGTTGCAGGGGCACGGGGAACCTTTCCGTGAATGATTACGCCATCGGGGATTTCCTGATCGCCTGTGATATTTATTCGCATTTTCTCTAGCCTCGCGATTATAATACCAATCATGGTACGATGTTTATAGCCTGCATAAATTCAATGTTAGAATAAAAAGAGAGCGCTTGATGAGAAAGACATTAGTGGAAGTGTTCCGTGACTCTAGCCTGTTGAAAAAGGCGGAGAATCCGGTCGATGTCATTTCCATGGATATTCCCTTGCTGATCCGCTTGCTGGAATATGCCCGTGAAGATGCAAAGACCGACATGGACCTGCATGATGTTGCAGAACGCCTCACTCGTCTTTCTTCTGGCGGCAAAATTCTTGGCATGCGCCATTACCGGAAAGTTGTGAGGTCGTGACCATGAGAAAGTCTCTGGATGCTCCCGAAGTGCCTGTCGATTGGGAATCGTTGCTCAATGATTACCATCGCCGAAAAGTTTCCTATCGAGAACACATGATGGCGGTCGATTTCCTGAATCCATACGTGTTCGTATGGTCGGAAACCGAGAAGATGCCCATGCCTAATCCAACCGTCGATCCGAATGATCTCGAGACGTGGAATGCGGCAAAGGACAAGGCGAAGGATGAATTCGCTCATATCATCAAGTTCGAGAAGACTCTCGGGTTCAAGCCCGGACGCTTGGTAACCGCCGAAACCCTCATGCGTTTCGCCCCTCCCAGTGTGTCCATGAACACACTGGCAGCGGCATTCGGCGTCAGTCAGGATGATGCGCATGATGCGGAGCGCAACTTCAACCTGTTCATGTCCAAGCGCATTTACAACATGTATCACAACATGACAAAAAGTGTGTGGACGGATACGCAAATGGAACCATTGCGTCGATCTGCTCCCATGTCGGGCGACCATATCAGCGGACGCATTGATCCACGTACCGGAAAGCGCAACCGTCCAAGATGGGGAATTGGCGAAAAAGCAGGCATGCGTATCCGATGGGATGCCGCTCACAATTACATGAAACCCGTTGTTATCGAAGGCAAATGGGACGATCTCGATGATGATGACAAGGTGGCAGTCCAGATTGCCCATAACATGCTCGGCAAGAATGATGAACTGGCTGGACACAAGAAGGATGATCGCAGCCACAAGTGGGTCATTCATACATGGTTGCGCCCCAGTCAGGAGCGGTTCTTCCTTCAGGGTATCTATCAATACATCTCCCATCATGAAAATGCCGCAGGGGATAGCGCCAGTCGCTTCGGTCCTGCAGCACGGGCACGGGCGCTTACCCGCGCAAAGCAGAAGGTTGCCAAGGTCGAGGAGGAACGCCGGAAAATCGTTTCCGGCGAGTACAAACCGTTCAAGTTGACGGACAGGTACAAGCCCCACAAGGTGCAACCCGGCACCATTGCGGCAAAGAACATCGCCGAAGGCAATCGCGGACATCACATGGGTAACGAAATCGATGTCGATAGCAAGCAGTTGGTTCCTCTTCAGGGGCAGCATGGTCCGACGGCATACGATCAGCATGAGAATGAAGTTGAGCGACAGAAGGTTCCGCGCTCATCTCCCGGTCAAAGCGGCAGGCAGTCGGTGGCACACCCCAATTCGGCCGGTGGTATTTCGTTGCCGGAATTGTATGATGCCGTGCAACATGCCGGTATGAAGCGGTTGCAGCCGGAATACCGCGGTGTCCGCGCTCGTCAGTCGAAGCGTTTGAATGCCGATCTTAAGCCAGTTTCATTGGATGAATGGCGTGAGTGGCGGAGTTTCAAGCCTTTGCCCGGAGAGAGCAAGCGAGACTTTGAGGTGCGGAAGCGCGAGCATTTCTATAACATCCGCGCAGGTAAGCCTAATCCATCGGTATGGCGAGGCATCCTTGATGACATCAAGAATGGATTCATCGAGACAAAAAATGGACGCATTGAATTCGATGCACGGATGCGCAAGCAGTTCAATCGTGCTGCGGCCCGCATTGCGGTAGACAATAGCGTCATCAGCCGCGAGGAAGAGTGGCCCAGTCTTGACTGGACTGTCCGTTCCAAGTACTTCCTCAAGGTCATTCAGCAATTGCACAAGAACGCCCATCCTGAAATTTACGGAACGGCCGAAGAGCGCGATCATGCTTCCGGACGACAAGGTTCCGCACAGCGGCGCATTCGCATGGCAGACCGGCAGAAAGAGCGGGATTACCGCGCCAAGATGCAGGCAATGGCTGATCGCCAGCGGCGCAACAAGGCTGCCAAGATCCGTCCCCAGCGACCGGAGCGGCCGGAAACCCCGGAGGCCGGGGAAAAGAAGAGGCTTGAGATCGGCTCCGCATCACCACCGACCACGCGCGAGAAGGCGATTGCCAAGATCGCACGGATCGACGGGCAGGTTTCCAGACTGAGCAGCATCGCCACGTCAGGCGCAAAGGCCCGTCCTGTTGCAGACCTGAAGCCTCTTGCGGATCGTCTTCACAAGGAAGGGCTGAATGTCAGGAAGGTCATTGCTAAGCATGGAGTGGACAGCAATCGTTACTCACGGGCGTGGGAACGGTTCTTCTCCGTGGTGCAGGAAGCCCGGAGAGAGTTCGGGCCTCAATACTGGGAGGATGTCTCTCGCATTCGCGAGCGATCACGAAAGATCGGGCGGCTAGGACGCAGCCGACGCGACGCGGAACCTCTGGCACTTTCACTACGCAGGCTACGGAGCGGTCTGGCCAAGGCCATGCTTGCCGATGTCATTCGCAAATCAAAAGAAGGATAGATCAATGAAGAGATCATTTGAATCGGTAGCCACCAAGATTGCGGAGCGGCAGGGAGTGCCAATGGATCGGGCGCGGTCCATTCTCGCGGCCGGTACCCGTCACGCAGGTGCAGCGGCACGGAGGAAGAACCCCGCACTCAATCGCGTGAAGAAGTCCGTGACGCTGGGGATGTCTTATGACCAGCCCCTTCCCATGCCATTTCGCACGGATGGCATGCCAGACTGGGAAGCGCCGTCGCTCGGCGCGTTTGTCAGTTTCGTGCTGGAAAATGGCCCTCTCAAGGGACGGGTAGTCGTCCTGAAGCGATTGCCAAATGGCATGTACATCATTGCTCCGGACGGACAGGTCAAGAACCCCGCCAATCGAGACCTCGACAAGGAGAAGATGAAGAAGGAAGAAGATGAGGACTCCGAGCATGAAATGCAGGATGTTTTCGATTCAACCAAGATGGGCAAATCATGGCGACGTAAAAACACACCCGTTCGGGAGGAGAGTGATCCAATGAAACTGATGTTCAGCACAGGAAGAATTACAAAGTCGAATCGCAGGCTGTCCAAGGCTGATTTGCCAACAAAGCCGGTTGTTGATCCTGATCGGGCGGCCGCAATTTTTGAAGGAGCAAAGGCAAAAAGAGACGCTGCTCCGACATCGGGTAGTATAAGAGCCGCTGGCGACACAAGACCGGTGACCGATCCCGGAAAAGAATCTGAAGCATCCAAAGAATACGCACGCACAATAATGAGCCGCGGGGGTGCAGGACCGGCTGGTCCCGGACCTCGCGGCCGAACGCAGGTGGCCCTAGGAGAGCGTGTCGCGGCTAGGAAAGAGGCTCTGGGCTCAGCGGATACCGGCCGTGTCGGCGTTGCTCCTGCAATCAGACAGGATACTGGAGATGAGCCGGAAGGACGAGTTCGAAGCGCCTTGGGAAGCGAAATCAAGGTGGTCGGTGGGGACAAGAAGGCGATGATGCAAGGGAAACTGGGACAAGTCAGTGCATATCGCAAAAGACCCGATGGAACGTGGGAAGCGTACGGGGAGCCAATGCCGGATTCAAGAGGAGCCATCAAAGCCGATACCTATAGCCTGACTGATATTGGAAGACGCATGATTGACGCATACCGAGCAAAAAATCCGGGCATGGATTGGGCACAGGCGGCGGACGCTTTATCTCGCAGGAAAGAACAATTTGGCAACCTTGATCCTAAGCAACCACGGGCTATTCACGTATCAACTGATCACGTCAAGAAACTTGATCCGAAGGATACTGTGGCACACATGTCCAAAAAGTGGGTCAGACAGTTGAAGGAAATTTCAGACGGGAAAATATGGAGTCTTTTGCAAAAGCGAGCATTGGGAGGCAAGGACAAGGAGGTCGTGCAGTTGCTGGATCAGAAGTTGAAAATTCCCAAGGAACTTCATGATCACATTCTTCGCGCCCTCAAGAGTGACGAGGAGGTTTTACGGGAATCATTTGCCGCCAAGAGTTTCTCATTGTCATTGACTGAGCGTCAGGCTTTGCAGTATGGCCGCATTCGCAAGTCACTGATCCGCTTTGCCAAGGCTAATGGCGAGGGACCAAACGAGAAGGACTTGATGTCATTCTTCGGAATTGGCGATACAACTCCTCCTGCTCCTGCCGGTCGTGCTGGAGGCAGGCAACGCTCTGCCTTTGATACCGGCAGCGACGATTCCTCTCGCCGAGGTGGCGCTCCAAAATCGACTGGAGATGCTTGGGGGGATGTACTGGCGCAACTGGACCGTAAGGAAAAGATGGGCGGAGGTTCGGTGCGTCGTGACGGACAGGCTACCGCTGCCGAAATTGGCGCTCCTCGGGGAGATCGCTCCCAGTCTGCCATTCGAGGACGAGGGGGCGCGGCATGGAAGAATGTTCCCAGTGTAACCGAACAGGCTGTCAGGGATGCGGGAAGAGTCAATCGTGGAGCGACAGTGCGAGTTCAGAGACCCGATGGAAGCGTGGCGGAGGGAACATCGCGCCAGTTGGCGGCACAACGTCGCGCGAGCGACAAGGCCGCACAGGGCGACGCAATGGCAAAACTCAAGCAACTCAAGGAAGAGAATCCCCACTTGAGTGCAGCCGAGTTGGCAGAAATGGCAATGAGAAGCAAGTCCTTCGCCAAGGCGCTTCAGCGTTTCTTCAAGGCGCTTCCTGCTCCACGCACATCCCGTCGCTGGAGGTAATCAATGATCAAGACGCCAAGGCTGCATTCAGCAATTGTTTCCTACTTTGGCGGCTTGATCACAGGTAGTGACAATTTCAATTTATCCAATCAAATAATGGATGCCGCAAGATCAGGGGACTATGACAAGGCTCACGACCTGACCTTGCGGCATAATATGCTTGATAAAAATAATACGTATCAGAGTTACAAAAAATTTCCCATTAGATTGTTCGGGCAGAACATTCAGACAAAAATGGGAATAGAACATCCAGAGAAGGTGACGAAAGCAATGGCTATGACACATCCGGCAATCAAGACCATCGGGCTGGGCGACAACGCATTGCATGCAATCGCATCCGGCAATTGGGACAAGGTTGATCCCGCGTCCATGGCGAAAATCCATCGGGCATTGATGGAGCATGGATTTGGCAAAGACCCGCTTGATATCAGCCACATTGAGTCATATGCCAAGATGGCAAAAGCATATAATACGACCGTCACTCTGCGGCGTGGTCTGCGAAAGGCGTCGCAGCATGATCGCGACCCAGAGCGTCAGCGAAAAATTGACATGGACACATCGTTCTTTCGCAAGCCAAAAACCTATCGCGGCGTGCATCCCGATCATGAGGCAATCGTTCGGTATTTCAGTCATTTCTCTCGGCCATTGCCCAGCGAATCCCGCGCAACCATCATGCATGACGCCACTTTGGGTGAATATGGTTCGGCACAACGAAAACTGGCGCGACGCAATGATCGACTTCCCGCAGGTCTTGATGGATTGAAATTCGGCGATTATCAGATTGAATCTGTCAAGACAATGGATGAAAAGGGAATATTCAAGTCATTTCACAAGTCAGTAAAAAAAAATAAACTAAGCAAGGCTGGCTGGGACGATGTCGATGAGTATGAAGATGATCCTGACAATGAAGATAGATCTTCAATAAAATTGGAACAATTTGATGATATAAAAGATGTCGAACAAAGATTGAATAAAATATTAGAATCATACGGCATGGATAGAGATACTATTTCTGAGTCTGTGATTAATCAACTGCGAGATAAAATAAAAGATGATATTGCTCGCGAATCTCTTGGTAATGTACAAAGACAGGGAGAACTTGAAAGAAGCGGTGAAGAAGATCCCACCGATAGTAATGGTGATCTAGAAGGCCTTGGCGGGAACGATGCTGAACAAGCAGACGGTGCTGAAACAGAAGACGGCGTCTTACCCGGTCCAGATGCTGAAGAAGCAGGCGGCGTCTTATCCGGTCCAAACGAGCCAGCCGATGACGATAATCCTTTTAATCTAAGTCCTGAAGAACTAGACCTTTTTAACGATACAAATATCTCCGAACTGCATGAAAAAGTGGGACCACTAGCATTAAAAGGAAAAGGCAACTCGTCAAGGCGCGGCAAAGGACTTGGCGCTCCTCGTCCAACGCCATTGGCGGCAGAACGCTGGAATTCCCCTTATCACAATGGTTTTGGAGAATTCGTCTCCAGCAACGGCGAAAAGCCGGTGGGTCCGCTATTTGAGACCCATGGCGATAAGCATCCATCGGACTGGGAGGAAACCGCAGAAGGTCAAAAATTACTGAATTCATTATTCCCCACAAGAATTGATGAGAACGCCAATTTTGATCCAAATAGAAACATGACAATATTTTCGGGAATCAAAGGAATTTCTGGCAACTCTGATCCGTCAGCAGAAGATTCGGAAGTGTCACTGCGGAGTAATTTCGGTAACCTGCCCAAAAAGATGGTGAGTTGGAAGGTTCACATTGAAAAACTCCTCAAGCGTCCATTAACACGAACGGAAATGGCGTTTATCAATCATCATGCGTATGAAGCAAAGGGTATGGCAGAAAATAAAGGATATAAGGCAAAATTGCCGACATCAAGCGCGAAAGCGACATTTGATGTTATTGGAACAATGTTGCAAGATAAGAATCTGCCAAATTCCATAAGAAATGTTTTTGAGAATGTCAGGAAAAATCCTAGTTCATTACCTGAAGCATGGGGAAAAATTGACGACATTCTGGACGGAATGCAGCAAAAAGGTGTTGATGTCAGTTCGTATAGGGAAACAGTAGCACGCGGAAGACAACTGTCTTTGGCAGGTTCCTATATGGAAAAAAGGGTTGTCGGCGATAGGGCCGGAATACCGCGCTCCATTTACTCGAGTGAGCGAGACAGGGCAAAGGCTGAAGTTTCTGATCAATTAGATGCCATACGACGCGAGTTTTTCCCAGCATCAACTGGATTACAACAGAAGATTGAAGCGGCTTTCAAGGCAAAAATGAGGGAGAAAGGCGGAGGAGAAGGCGCTTTTGACGCAATCACTCCAGAAGAAAAAACGGAGATTCTTCAGCAATCACTAACCAATATGGATCAGAATCAGGAAGCCGCAAGGGCTGAAGCAGCCGTGAGACTAGGCATTTCTTCTGCAAAAGAAATCTGGGAACTCAAGTTGCTTGAAAAGGAAAAGCCTCCAACGGGAAAAAGAGCGCTAAAACAACATAACGATCAAATTGCTGCCTTGAGGGGAAGAATTTCTCCATCTGATATAGACAGATGGAATGCATTTATGAGTCGCGACTACAGAGGCGACACGGCAGACGTGGTCAAAAAATATAGGGAATTATATCCTGACGCCGCTGATTCTATAGTGATGGGCATTCAAGGTGGAGCGAAGTTCCGTTTTGATCGTCATCCAGAAGGCAAAAAGTTTGTGGAGCGGGGATTTAATCAAATCTCCGACAGCATTCAATCACTTCCCTCAAACATAGGCGCAACATTGCGCAATGCAATTAGCAAACGAGATACAGAAGGCATTCGGGCAAGTTTTGTGGATACCGACAGGGAAATTAATGATTTAGAAAAAAGGGGAGTAATCACCGCCGAACAGCGACTAGCATATAGGAAGATACTGCAAGATGCAGAGCAGCATATTTCGCAAGCAAGCGGAAATATTCCATCAAGATCACTTAAAACAGAAGATGTTCCTGAGGGAGGCCTTTTCGACTCCGAAAGCGGAGCCGATTTAGACAGGGCCACGCACATTACTCCATTTGACGCAATGATGGCATATCATCCGGAGAAAAAGAGAGGCGGGGCATCTTCCGAAGCAAGCGCAGAGAAAGAGTTCGAAGACGAACATAAAAGGCAAGTTGATAGCAAAAAACGTGAAATAATGAACGCCACCGATGACCCTGAAGAGCAAGCGCGTCTTGAAAAAGAGTTGGAGGCAATTGAAAAAGGAAAAGAAGCAAGCAAGCGGGCATGGATGGATTCAGTTACCAATACAGAATCCTTGTATGGCAAAAGAAAAACAGAATCAGAACAAAGATTAGATGCTAAAAAGCGTAGTTTGGACACCCGGTATCGCGCTAAGGTAGCAAACGCTTGGTCTATATTGAATCCGGACGTAATGTTCGACACTAATAACTACGCCGCTGAAGCAGAGGGAGAGAATGGGAAAAAACTGCGTTCTGCACTCGAGACAGCATATGCGTTGGCTACTAAAAAGGCTACTCCTGAGCAAACAAACGCAAATCAGGAATCCGCCGCAAAAATAGTAGAAGAACTTCTTGCAGCACGAAATAGTGCCGGACATCCTCTTATTCGAAATAACGGCATGTTGAAGCAAATCTATAATGCTCTAAACACATTACGGCAAATACAGGAGCGCAGGAAGAGCCTGCTTGCTGGCGAACGTCCGGAAGAATCTGGAAGACGCCGTGACACTCTAGGTAGTCGCACTCCACTTGAAGAAGTGTCGTTTGGAGGAGTGCCGGTATCGGGTAGAAATTTTGTGGATTGGGCGACAGGTGAAAATACTGGCAAAGGAGAGTTGTCACCGCTGGATGATGAGAACTCTGTATATCATGAGATTGTTAAAACTATTACGCATAAGCAAGATGAAAATGGAAACACTGTTCCAAGATACACACCTGAAGATATAAATACTCTATTGAGTGACCGTCGCGAGCGAGAGAAAAAGGGAGACTTCATAACTCCGAAGGATAAAGCGGAGTATGCCTTAGTTGGATGGATCAGTAGGCACCAGCAGGCAGAAAAAGCGAGGGCCAGACGACTGGCCACACTGCAGGGATTGCGCGATGATCCTGACAAACTCAATGAACATTGGGAAACATATAAGGACGATGCCGAGAAAAACATTCGAGGGTCAGGGCTTAGTCCAGAAGCAAAAGAGCGATTGTACGAGGAAATCTCCACGCCGGAGGGATGGCTTGCGAGACAGGAGCGTTCATTCAGGTCGGCGGATAGGGAGCAGGTTAAAAAAGTATGGGAGGTCATCAGGGATCATCCCATGGCTAATCTCTTGAAAGGCAAAATTGCCACTCAAATGATGTTTAGATCAGGTAACGTGGACGGTGGCGTGGAAGGGGGCATGACCAAAAACAGAAGAGCGCTTTACGACGGTGATCGAAGTGGATTGAGCGATCCAGACCTACCGGGTCGTGTTGGAGACCCTGCGTCTCCTTCTGGATATCCGGTCGCAAGAGTTGCAGTTCTTGACGCTAGCGGAAAGCCGACAGGACGATATACCTATCAAGAGTTTGCTCCAGATGCAGGTAGAGACCCGCTTCTTCATGCTGCACACGAACAGTTTCAACGAAATCGTGCTGCGTCAGCAATGACACGAGATGTGTTTTGGCCTGCTTTAAGTCGTGCATCACAACAGACGGGCGGCGAAGTAAACGCCATGTTGCAGGGAGACCCAAAACTTACTCAATGGTTTAGGAACTTTACCGACGATAGAGGAGCGTTAGACACAGGAGAGGTCAAGAGATTTCTCAGATATCAAGCGGATAAAACTGGAAAATATGCTGGCAGTGATGGATCAACATTTGATGAGCAAAAATTTAATGCTGATTTTAACAAAATAAGTGCAGATAAAAACAAATTACAAACTGCATTTTCTCAGGCATTGTATGATGCATCAGTAGGAAGTCATCGCACAGGAGGGGGCGGAGGGAAATATGACGTTCCATCTCTTCCGTCTTCATTCATTAATAAAATACATGACTTTTATCATTTGGCCATATCAAAAAACGAAGGCGATCATGTTGGTAACTACATGGCACGCCGAACCGAGGGCATTGAGCAACGTGCGGATCAACGTGATGCGGCAGACACGGCCGAAACCGCACGCAAAAACAAAGGACGAGGGCAAGGAACGCTAGAGGACGGCGATCAAGGTGGATTGGCCAGAGTCAATGTGAAGGAATTACCCTTCGAAGAGGCTGCAAGTCAACTCCTTCAGGATAAAATGTTCCGCGGTCAGCGAGAAGGCGCTGGAAGAACAAGTCGAGACCTAGCCTCTGGACATCTCGGAACTTCTGAAAGTCGCAGACAGAGTTTCAATGGACATGTGATCAATAAAGTTGGCGAAGATTTAGTGCCAGAAGAAGGAGAAACGCAGACACATGGCGAAACACCGTGGTCGGATCGAGAACTTCTACTGGCGCATGCACTTCATTCCCTTAGACACGTATATCCTGAATATCACCATCTAGAAAACAAGACAAAAGATGAAGATGGAAATCCGATTGTCGATCCTAAGACAGGGAAAATAGTACACGCCACGTCAGGCGGAAACGCAGGACTTCTTCACGCGGCGATTTCTCAGTACATTCAGGGTGCTGCGACGGGAAATTACGACATGATGCTTGATGGAGCGCATTACCTGACCAGTAAGGGAACAAATGCACAATACGAAGGATTGCAAAGGGCGGACCTTAAAGATCAGCATGGCATTCCGGGAACTGTTAGGGTTTCACATCTTTTTAAGCCAGTTGCAAGCACCATTCGGGCGGGATCGTGGAAAGGCGCTGGAGAAAGAACAAGCAAGGCCGAGGCGCGTAAATGGACAGCCACTGCCCTGCCTCAAATTCGTCAGGCAGCAAGCGACGGGCATTTCGACGCGCTCAAGCCAGTTGTAAGCAATTATTTCAAAACAGCAGAAAGACTGAAAAGTGAAAGGCCTGTTGCACAAGTAGACCCGACTGCTCCAGTCGTACCCGCGGCCGCAGCACCGGCTGTAGTCAAGGCGTTTGCCCCTACGCCATTCCCATTCAGGATTGGAGCGTTCTAACGCATGGAGCGACGAGTTGGCGCAAGGTCGGGATGGAGTGCTTCCAAGACATCAGGATTGCGGTCCCGTCAAACCGATGAAGACCGACCCGCTCCCGGCCTAGGGGGAATTCAGACCCCTGACGGCCGGAAAAATCCTGCGAGTCAGAAGGCAACTGGCATTGAGAACCTTCTTCGTTACGCATTGCTCAGGAAAGGAATCAATTTCATCGAACAGGCGTCCATAGGGCCATGGTCAATCGACTTCCTCCTTCCCGATTACATGGCCTGCGTGGAGGCTGACGGAGAATTCTGGCATAGTAGTCCTTCGGCGCGAATGAAAGACCGACGCAAGGATGCATGGCTCAAAAGCAGAGGGTACATGGTGTTTCATTTTGACGGATGGGAAATCAAGCAGGACTCAGATTTTTGTGTGTCCCGCATGATGAAATCAATAGAAGGAAAAATGAATAATCTCGTACAATCAATCGCTGAAGAAGAGGAAAGTTCCGTAGACCAGCCGTCAATGGAGGCCGTGATAGATGAGCAGCCCAGAGCAACTGAAGAAAAAAATGACGAATACGAACAGTGGCTCTCAGGGAACAGATGATCACGGACTTCATTCTCCAAAATACTCACAGGCCGGAAATGCCACATGTACCAATCCGAAGTGCAAGGCGCGAATTGTCAAGTCTAATGCAACGATGGACGTTTCAGAAAGACTCTACAAGGCATTGATGGTTACGAATAGAACTAAAATATTCATAGTAGAAGGCGCAGTGGTTGCAGAATGTGTATGTGGAACCCGCTACGACATGGGCGGAGTATTTTTTGAAAAGACGAAAAAATGACAGTAACCGCAGGAACAGTGACGTTTGACGCAACCGAATACTGCCGGTACACCATCGGCATGAACACGATCACCGTGTCGCTGACTCCGTCAGGCGGGTCTTTGCTGGCCGGTGAGGCATTCAAGTTCTCGATCTTGCGTCAGGCTGTGCCCAATTGGCCCGATGCCTATCGCAGTGTCATGAGCAAGACGGTTACTGCAACTTCTGCCGATGTTTCAACAAATACGGTTTCATGCACATTTACCATTGGAGTTGATGACATGGATGCTGATGGAATCACCAGATGCATCAGTGGCTACTACAATGCAACGGCATCTCCTGTTGCCAGTCCGCTTACAGTCTGGACGGCAGCCTCATTGATGTATGTCACATTGATGCCGGTCAGCGAAATACGCAGCGAGTGGTGCTATGGTGCCCCTCTCAGGTCAATTGAAACCATGATGCCGAAGTTTCCGCCCAAGAATATCACCGGAGTGACGTTCGATGAAATCTCCTTGGAGACCATTCCGGGGATGAAGTCACTGATCCTGACCTACACGGCACCGCTTGGCATGATTGCGGAATCATGGACAATCGCGTGGGACGGAGGCGCTCCGGTCGTCATCAATCAAGTCAAGACACAATACATCCTGATGGATGAATTGGAACTGAACTACGCAATTGTGACCATCACCAAGGCGATGCTTCCCAAACAGACCATTACGGAAAAACTGTTGATCGTGCAGGGAGAAATGCCGGACGCCATGATTGCCCGACGCATTCGCAATGCGATGAATAGCGCCGAATCGATGATGGGCTTCCCTTTGGAGCCATATCTGTACACGTCAATGCCGCTTTATCCGGGACAAGTTCTCGAACACAACAAGATGACTGATCACTGGGATCGCGTCGGCAGGGCAGTGGATTATATCGTCCCTGTGGATGGATATCAATGGCCGAGTTTTCGCCTGCCCTCTCAGTGGTGCATCAAGATGCATAGCCTGTACGGATTTCATTCTGTGGACAAGATCATCTCCATCGACAGCGACTGGTGGGACAGCACGATTGATCGCATGTCAGGATTTGTGCAACTAGTTCCCGCCCTTGCGTCATTTGCGCGATGGACTGTTTACACCCATCCCATGCTTGCGCCATTCTTCATGCATCGGAACATTCCCTCGTTCTGGCAATATAACGCGACATTCGGATTGCCTGACCTGTCCGACAATACCCGCGCTCCCGTACGTGAAGTAATTGCCCGGATGGCAGCCTCGAGCGTGCTGCTTGACGCACAACGAGCCTATCAGGGCGGATATGGGTCGCAATCGACAGGTCGAGATGGCCTTTCGACTTCGGGTTCATTCAACCCCGGCGGTCCTTATGCGACCACCATTCAGCAGCATCAGCAATGGTTGCAATTGGAAGTGCCAAGACTGAAGGCAAAACTGGGCGGATTGCTGCTCGGCATGCTTGGGGCTTCATAACATGCCTCTTCGCATAATACAGTTCAACCGCGCCATTGCGACACATGGCGACATGGTAATTCATTATCGCGGCAATATTTGCTCCTGCTCTTCAACCGGACGCCTCGAGGAAGCCGATCTGACATGCAGGAAGTGCAACGGGCTGGGCGTGTTCTGGAGTGATCCAAAGCCCATCCGTGCCATCATTACCGGACTGGACTCGGATCGAATGGGTCGTCATTGGTTGCAGAACGGAATCGCCCTGCCCGAAGACATGTCCTGCTCTACCTATCCTGCATATGCAAGAAGGTTCAAGGATTACGACAAAGTCATCCCGACATGGAGGCACGGATTTCCATACGCTGGAGAATTGTTACGCCGCGGCGAAAAAGATACATTGATCTACAAGCCTGTGGGAAGAATACAAAAGGTTTCAAAAGTAAATCCTGAAAGCGGCATCGAAACACTCTGGACTCAGGATGTTGATTATACGATGACCGGTGAGGATGGCAAGGAAGTCACGTGGATTTCTGGCCATGGTCCCGCCTTTGATGAGGTCTATGCAGTAGTATATGAGCCACGGTTTGAGTTTGTCGCATGGGCATCGCCGGGTGAAAGATGGGAACGTGGACGTGACCTTGGCAGGAGAATTTTGCTAAGAAAGGTCCATTTGCCTTGGCCTAAAACCAATTGGGGTTAGAGGCATTTCGCTCCAAATTGCTCCGATACTATTCATCTACACGATGCCACTTTGGTCAGAAGTGGCATCAATTTTATTTGGAGGCAACCATGTTCAGGGAATTTTTAGCACTACCCAAGGATTCGTCAAGTACTACCAATGGCATGAAAATTGACCCGCATTTCACAAGGAAGATGGGTGATGTATACGATACCGTAGAGTGGGAAACCATGTCTGTTACCACGGGATCGGGCAAGGTCATCAGTGATGTGGAATTTCCAGCATTCTGGAGCGAGAATGCCCGCATCCAAGTTTCCGAGAAGTATTTCCGTCGCGCAGATGTGCCGCAATTTCCTGAAGGCATCCTTGACCGTCATCAGGCCGAGGCTGCGGGAATTGACTGGAAGGCGCTTCCCCTTGGTAGTGAGAAATCCCTGAAGCGTGTCGTCAATCGTCTTGCTGGAGCGCTGACGTATTGGGGTGTCAAGTACGGATACTTCACCACACAGGAAGATGCAGAAAATTATTATCGTGAAATGGCATACATGATGTTGCATCAGTTTGCCGCCCTGAATTCGCCACAGTGGTTCAATACGGGCATGCACTGGGCGTATGGGATTTCCTCCGGTCCCAAGGGTCAGTGGTACTACGATTTCGATCAGAACAAGGCCGTTCCCTCCACTGATGGCTTTGAGCATCCTCAAGCACATGCGTGTTTCATCCTTGGAGTGAAAGATGATCTCTTCGGCCCAAATGGCATTTTTGATACAGCGAAGCGGGAAGCGCAGATTTTCTACTTCGGCAGTGGTGCGGGATCGAATTATTCGAGCCTGCGCGGCAAGGGAGAGCCGGTCAGCGGTGGTGGCATCAGCAGCGGCATGATGAGTTTCCTCGACGTGTTCGATGTCGGAGGCGGCGTCATCAAGTCGGGCGGCAAGACACGTCGTGCGGCCAAGATGGATATTTGCAGTGATACGCATCCCGAAGTCCGGGAGTTTGTCCAGTGGAAGATGCGACAGGAAAAGATGGTCCGCATCCTGATTGAGGCTGGCATGTCGGGCGGGTTCGAGGACGAAGCCTATCGTACCGTCCGTGGAATGAATAGCAACAACACCGTAGCCCTTTCCCATGACTTCTTTGATGCACTTCGTCAGGACGATACATGGAAACTGCGATGGGTCACTGACCCTAGCCACGTTTCCGCCGAATTTCCCGCAAAGGAACTTTGGAAGGAGATCGTGTATGCCACATGGTTCTCCGCAGACCCCGGCATTCATGCCACCGATACGATTAACGAATGGCACACCTGTCCGCAAGACGGACGTATTGTCTCAAGCAATCCGTGTAGTGAATATCTTTTCCTGAATGAGACGGCTTGCAATCTTGCCAGTATCAATCTCGTGCGATTCTATGATCTCGAGAAGGAACCCGGTTCCGCATTCAATCGCGCAGGATATCGTCACGCCATTCGCATGTGGCAGTTGGCGCTCGACATCACCGTCTCAATGGCGCAGTATCCGGCAGAAGATTTTGCAAACAAGAGCATGGAATACAGGACTACAGGATTGGGCTTTACCAATCTGGGCGGCCTGTTGATGCTCATGGGGCACGCCTATTCATCAAAGGAGGGCCAGCAGATTGCCGGTGCGTTGAGTGCAATTCTGGGCGGAGAATCCTATGTGATGTCCGCAATGATTGCAAAGGAACTTGGGGCATACCCTGCATTTGAACGTAACAGGAAGGATCATCTCCGGGTAATTCGCAACCATCGTCAGGCGGCTTACGGTCGCATTGACAATCTGAACGGATTGTTCGGTTATGATGGCATCACGAAGACGCCTCGCGAATTAGACCTTCAGGTTTGCCCAATTACGCATTGGCCGCTTCTTGATGACGCAGAGCAGTGCTGGTCAAACGCACTCACCTTTGGCGAGATGTATGGGTATCGGAATGCGCAGACGACTGTCCTTGCACCCACCGGCACAATCAGTTTTGCAATGGACGCAGACACCTTCGGAATTGAACCAGACTATGCGCTCATCAAGTACAAGGCGCTGGCTGGCGGCGGCTACGCCGTCATTGTGAATCGCCTCATCGAGCCTGCGCTTCGCCGCCTTGGGTATAACGATGACGAGATGATCACAGCCATTCTCGATCACGTCAATAAGACCGGCATGGTTGAGGATGCTCCTTATCTTCATCGCCGCCACTATTCGGTGTTTGACACAGCGGTGGCTGCACGACCGGGCGGTCGATCCCTTTCGGCTCGCGCTCATATCGACATGATGGCCGCATGTCAGCCTTTTCTCTCCGGAGCCATTTCCAAGACCGTCAATCTACCGGAAGAAGCAACAGAGCATGATATTTCTGATGCCTATTTGTATGGATACGAATCGGGTCTCAAGGCGATTGCGGTGTACCGGGCAAATAGCAAAGCGGCGTCAGTGATGTTTACCTCTGCTGATGCGCTCAAGCAGCGTCAGAACATTGATCTTGGAAGCCGAGAGTTTGATATCAATACAATCTTCCGCCGGAGCGTCGCTCCCATGCAGTGGATTGAAGAAGCATCGGAACAGCCGATGAATGAAACAGAAAACGATCAGGCTGGAGCAATCGACATGCCCACATACGGCTGCAAGGATGGCGTTTGCGCCATCTAGGAGGAAAGCAATGCCCGACCTGAACCACATGCTGACACATCCCCAACTTGGCCCTACACTGTCGGCACAATCCTATATTTCTGTTCCGGTAGTTGGGGCAACCCATACGTTCTCGATCAGGGTGACCCGCAAGGGAAGCCCTGTTTCAGGAGCAGCCGTAACCATTCGGGTGTATGACAGCAGTGATACGCAAGTGTATCCAACCAGCGGCGCGTTAACCATTCCGGCTGACCCGGACATTCCGGGTACGTATACGTACACCCCTGTTGGCACTGGAATATTTACTGTAGCATATTCTGTATATAAGGTAGAATGGATTGTGGTTGCTCCTGCATCAGGATCGCTTCCACAATGTACACTACCATTGACACAGAGAGTCACCGCACAAGAACCATAGGAGTTTTGTCATGCGCTTCTTCCCTTTCACCATATATCCTCATGGAAAAGATGATATTTCAAAAGCGGAAGGGAAGAAGGGCATTCTCTGGCTTGCTCCTGAAACGCAAGATTCTCCAGTGGACCCTCATCATGAGGTTCCTGCCAAGCATCTTCACGTCACCACTCAGTTCGGCGTTCACGAAAACGACGTGAAGCATCTGATTGGCAAACCAGTAACCGCAGAGGTTCTGGCTGAATGTCACGACAATCAGTCACATGCGCTGCACGTCAAGTTGCCTGATGATGTCTCATGTCAAAATGAACATCCGCACATGACGATCAGTACGGCAAGACAGCCGAATGGGAAGCCAGTTCCTCCAGTAGATTCGAACAGGATGCTGGCTGATTCAAGGCACAAGAGAAAGCCGGTTCTTGACCCAGAGACCGGCGATGCAATGCGTCTTCAGTTGCGCTACGAGTTTTCGCCTTTTCAGTGAGGCGTGCCAGAAAGACTCCATAACTGAATATCTTTCTTCTTGTTCATTGCAATTTCTCTCAGTCCCTCATTTTGGAACATGATCTCGAGATTGTCATGCGTATACGAAAACGCCTCGATAATGCCAATGATTGTTTTTGTTACCTCATTAGGGTCCACATGATCTGACCATGTTTCACTGCGCATGGCGATATCCATTGCCATTAATGTCTCGAGCGCATCTTCTATGGCCTTTGCCTGCACATCGCTGATTGCACCACGGCGCTTCAGAACGTTAATGTCAATCATTACACATCTCCTCTGATACATCATAGCAACGCAAATGGTGACCCTCGCGGGATTCGAACCCGCAACCAAGGGATTAAAAGTCCCTTGCGCTACCATTGCGCCAGAGGGTCGGGAGAATCGGGTTACGGCAGGATACGCGGGATTAGGTACTCAATAGCCCACTCTCGCATATCCTCGATGGTCCCACTGTTCTGATACACATGATCCGCAAGAAGGGCTTCAGTGTATTGCTCCGATTCGTGGGCAGGGAAATTCCCGGTGGTCAGTTGTGCCCATGAACCAAGTACACGGACAGTAGTGAAGCCGTTTTCCCGACCCCACAAACACTCGTTATGAAAACGACAATCGGGAATGATGATGGATGCTTCAGTGTCTTCACGGGCAATTTTGAGTACCTGCTGTTCCATTGACGACACCCAGTAATCTTGACCGACGGTATTCCGCACAAAGTCAGTGCCAAGCCATTGCCACAATGGACGAAGCAAAGGTTTCGCAGAAGGGTCAGATAGAACGGCGTCCACATCGACAGGAAGCAATTCTTCTTCAACAATAAATTTAATCATTGATTCGGACATTTTCTTCAGTTTATCTGCAAAGTGAAGAATATGTGCGTTGCCATAATGTTCGGCAACGATGTTGGCAAGCGTGTCCTTTCCTGACCCTGCCGTTCCAATGATCATCAGTCTCATGCGTTGACATCTTCTACCGGCGGAATGAACGGCAAGGGCATTTCCCCGCTCTCGTCGCTTTCATCATCGGTTTCGTAAGTGAACGTAATCGAATACTCTATGGGCGCAATAAACCAGTCTACAGATTTTGAGTTAAATATTTTTTCTTTATTGATAATAAAATAATCAATAATGTCGCTATGAAGATGATAAAGGGTAACTTTACGCTTCATGAGTGTCTTCCAAAATAGCCATTAATGAATGTTGTCGATTCCACCACTCGGGTTGAGTGCGATTTGTCCATTTGGCAATGCCGGATTTCTCCATGATGTAATACGTGCGATATGCCTCTACGGATGATTCTCGTTTGCAGTAATCCGGCATGGCTTGCGGGAAAGCCGTCAATGACCCATGCGGAATTTTTTCTGGCAATTCTTTGAGGAGTGAGTACAGTCCAAATGACTTGTGCGTTTTGCCGTATCGATACGTATACTCATTGCAAAGTGACTCAAACAATGCAACAGCCCAACGATAATTTTCGGATGACGAACGCACCCAAATGGAGCATGGATGATTGACATGCGTAGGTTTGTACAGTAATGCTGCATCATTCGCATTGCCAAGCAAATGATGTGCGGTGCTTAACATTTGCGCTTCCTCAAGGATCATCTTCACGACATGTTTGTCATTGTGATTTACTGCTGCTTCCTGAGGATCCTCAGCAAGAATAAAACGATTCACCGGCAATCCTCCCATTGATGACGAGTGCTACTATATTCATCTCTCTGAATGGTGTTGATGAATTCATCAAAACGCTCATCATGGCAAATAACTTCGCAATCATCGGTAATTGAATAATCGATGACCTCTCGCTCACAGAACTTGATAAGCAATAAGCGGAAGTCCATTCGATGGCGAAGATGCCGAAGGTCGTCCTCAAGTGACTTTATTCGATACTCGTTCAGAACGTGTCCGGGACCGACCGCATTGATGGTGTACAAGATCGACATCCTGAGTTTTTCCTTTCAGAATGAATGATACCATACATGGGCCACAAGATAGTTACAACGCCGTAACGGCAAATTACTCTGAGGAGTCTGGAAACGACTCAAGACGCCGTTCCTCTTTTGACGCTTCCCTGAAGGCGCGATTTGCAATATCTTCCGGACGTTCTGTGCCCTTGGGCAACAGATGATGAACGTCGCTCCATTTTGTTGGAAGGTAGTCCAGATACAGCGGCCACGAAGGCAGGCCATGCTTGCAGACAGACTCAAGTTCCGTTATTTCGCATCCATCCATTGCGCGAAGTGCATGCGACTGAAACGGATCATCATGTCGGAGCATGTGCCCAATCTCTTCATTGGTGGGCTTAAACGCTTCGGGGGCAATGGTCGCAAACCCGGAATTTCTATGCTTGACCGGACAATCCTTGTGTTCAATGTCGGCAAAAATAAAATGCCATGTGGCTGTCACACCGTAAAAGGCTGCTTTCGCAGGAAGAGTGACTACACAGCCGCAATGACGCAAAGTAATTTTGCGATTCCAAAAAGGTCCGACCCGCTCGATCTCAGAAGCATGAACATCAAATGTCACATCATGCTCGACATGAGCGGGAATGGGAGAGAAGTTTTCAGGAAAAGCATGAGACATAAGTGTAATCCTTTTTAATTAAACTAAGAATAATTCTTCCGGTGGTGGAGGAAGCAGGTCGTCGCCTTGATCTGTAAGATTGATATCAGGAATCAAATGCCCATAGCCGTCAGCCTTGAGGCCATCAATAACCTTGACTGCCTTCCAGTAGGCATCCTCCCTGAGATGATCAAGAACCAATCCGAGATCATGATATCCCTGATTGTGTGCGTTGTCGCGATCACGATAATAGCGATTGACTGCATCCAAGGTAACCGGAATCAATCCGCGTGGACCTTTCATGTATGGCCTCTCGAGAATCCATACAACGCCCTCGAACGTGTCTCGGTATGCAGCCTCTGCATCAAAACGATGATAATTTGCCATCAATCATCCTTCCTATTTCGCGCCGTATGAATGATTACTTCTTGCCCTTTTTGGGCTTTTTCTCCGGCTTGGGGTAGGGCTTGCCGGGAGTAAGTTGCTTCGGTGGATCAGTCATGATGATTGTTCCTCTTTTTCTACACGAGCAAGTATAGCGCGTTTTTCTGCATTTGAATACCCGCGCCAATGCTTGATCTCTTCAACCGTACGCTTGCATCCGACGCAGACACCATCTTTGGCTTTGCACCTGTTAATGCAGGGACTTTTCACCACACGACTGACGTTATTACTCACTATCAAGAACCAAACTGGAGCCGCCGATGGGATTCGAACCCATGACCTGATGTTTACAAAACAACTGCTCTACCTCTGAGCCACAGCGGCGATACAATCAAGCGCGACCGTGTGCTGACTTCCAAAGCCACCACATAAGAATAAAGTACCCGATGTACATCAGGAAAAGCAGAACAGCCACGTTACAGTTCCTCGTCGCTCTTGACAAGCCAGAGCGTAGGATCGAACTGTGGTTGAGACCCGTACTGAAAACGGTCGAAACGACTTAGGAAAATTGGCGTGTACTCTCCTACAAATGATCCCCGGATGTTGTACTCAAACCATTCCCATGCGTCCTCATTGCTCATTCCATCTCTCACGAAATTCGAGATGATGGTGTTAATATCGTATATTGCAACATGAACGCCATTAAAGGAGTCGGACACTCCGAGAAAGGCTTCTTCCAATCCGTCAGCCAGAAGGATGCTGTCCTTTTCGTCTGGAAATTGATCCTCAATATACTCAATAATCGCATCTCGCAACGCCTCGTTTTCCATCAGTGTTTCACTCTTCCGGCTCATTGCTATCGACGATATCGTATCTATCAATATGATCAGGGTGGACTTCAACTTCATGCGCCGGAACAATCATCTGTCCGTCACCGTTAGGATGCACAAAATCTGTTCTTACCCAAGGATTGTATGCATAGATATAGCCGCGATCAAGCCAGCGACCATCGTCATAAAAAGTGCGATCTTGCCGCCATACGTGAGCGGCATATAACTTGATCAATCTGTTTTGCATCAATGGCGACCCCGGCAGGATTCGAACCTGCGACCACTCGCTTAGAAGGCGAGGACTCTAGTCCACTGAGTTACGGAGCCTCGGACGACCCGGCATTCCGGGGATTAGCAGAACGATTTGCCTGATACCGAGCAAGTCGCTCTGCCTTTTCCTGTCGCTTCGCTTCCTCTTTTTGCCGAATTCCTGCGGTGCGAAGTTCACGTTCCGCTGCATTTTTTATGCGATACGTAGAGGCTTGGCCCATGTGCCACAACCGTTTCGCCGCAGGGATGTCTTCCTGCTTCGCGGCGCTACTATGATACTGCTCTGCACTATAGTTGTCAAATCCAGTTCTGGTGGGTTCCCAATCGGTAGCGCCCCCAGATTCCTTGATCTTCTTGACCTTCTTCTCCCAATTTGCTTGGTCGAAACCTTTGCGAAGTCTTATCTCAGAAGGATAAGATGCGAAAGGAAATGGCTTCATTGTGTCTGCCTCCATGTAATAGTGTAGGAAGACACAACGCTTCAGTGCAGTCTAAAGATGTGGAGGGAGAGGGGTGGATAACTCAAACTGCGCCAATTTTTTGAGCGTGAGTTCCCATCGTTTCATTGAATTATCAATGGCCCGCTGAGTTTTGCTCATGATGTCGCTGGAATAAAACGTTCGTCGAATGCTCTTCATCGCACGCTTGCTGGGTCGGCTCCACGGAAAATATTTCTTTGGAGGCAGATGCACCATTTGGTTGGCATGTAGTTCACGATCAATCAACACTCGCTGCTGGCGCTGATACCGGGCAATGAACTGCTGCATGTCCTTGGTGATTCGCATCAAATGTTTCCTAATCTTCAAGTGATCCAGATAACCATACCAGAAAGAGAACAAAGACGGCCATAAGAATTGCGGTAAAAACAGTCATGAACAATCCTTCCGGTTTGGCTGGGGCGCGAGGATTCGAACCTCGGATGCGGGATTCAAAGTCCCGAGCCTTACCGCTTGGCCACACCCCATTGCAATCAGGAGAAGAACTTCCTGAAACTTGCTGCAAGTTTGGACAAGAAACTTGATGGCACTTCCGCGGAAGCGTCAATGGCGGGCGTCTCGGAATTCATCAGCACGAACCATCGCTTCTTGTAAGGCCTATCGGACAATTCGCCAATCATAGTGCCAGCAAGAATGCGACGCTGAATGGTGAACCGACTGACACCAAGACGACGGACAGCCTCCTCCATGGCGACCCATTCCTTGCCTTCCGGACAATTGATCGGCTTGCCATCTCCAAGCGTCACCTCGGTTTTTGCATCAGTGTCGATGACAATCCTCCATTCCGGCCCATTCGGGCCATTGATCTTCCTCCCGCGCAATACTCCGGAATTAATTCTATCTTTAATAATATTAGTACTGTATCCGTATTGTTGAGAATACTCAAGTACCGATAGTTCAGTAGTATTGATTGATTCAATTTTAGAACTATTACCGTTATGTAGTACAGTATCTGAAGAAATTTTAATTACGGCTTCCATATCAATAGTTTCCTTGGCAATATCTGATACTAATGAAAAATCTTTTGGACGTACTACTAATCCGCTAATGGAGTAATTGTTTTTATTGTGTATGATGGGAATTTGAGAAATCCAATCTTTTTGGTTTTCTCCAATTCTTCCCTTGTCTGTTTTTAACTCCATAAACAGAACATTGTTTGACTTGATGACTAACAAATCTGGCGACCCACCAGAACCCTTAGCCGATCTTGTGTGAGTAACCAGCCATCCATTTTCTGAAAACAACCGGACAATGACGGATCGAAACTGCTCCTCATTCAAAAACTGAACTGCACTCGCAGTTTGATAACTCATCGGGACTCCATTTCATTTTTTATCTATAAGTATATTCCGATTCCTTGCTGTCGGACTCTATCCAAGATTCATGCCATGTCATTCGCGACTGTCGTCGCAGACCAACTGTGCGGACGATAATGAATGCCCCACCTCGCTCATATCCCCAGAACACCCTAAATGTTTCGTCGGGAGTTACCCACACCTGCTCCATCAGCGTGTCAAGATCGTTGGCGTACGAACCGCCATGGAACAAAGAGAAAAAACCTTTTTCAAACATTTCACGCGCGATTGTGCTGAAATGATTGGGTTCCTCAATAACACGCCTGCCGTTGACAAAACCGGTACGACCAAGTGCGGCATTCCAAGTCATGAATTCGGCTGAGCGCTTCAAGCCTCCCGGACGCCATGTGATTACTGACATGTCGCAACTGCTCGGGCAAATCTATCATACGCCATGGCGACTAACTTTCCCAGAGTGTTGTACTCATTCTTCAATGCTTGCTCTGCCTTGGCAGTTAAACTGCCTTTCATTACCTGTCCAATGATTTCCTCGCGGCGTTTTTCTAACCGGTTGATTTCTTCTGTCACAATCATCGTGGCACCTGCATGGAGCGAAGGACGGGACTCGAACCCGCGACAGTCTGCTTGGAAGGCAGGCACTCTACCAACTGAGTTACCTTCGCGTTACGACCAAGTCATCCTAGCAGACGGCTCTTGCGCTCGTCAAGGAATGCTGCTACGATGGTCGCAAGAAAACGTACTGGAGCCTACATGACTAGTCGTCCGTATCAGCAACAGCCCGCTCGGCCAGCCTATGGGGGTCGGGACACCGGACCATCTTACGCACAGGTTCTCGAGGAAATCCGTAACGCCGGAATGATTGAAACCACTTCCGAAGTGGTGGTCTCTCCTTCGGCAGAGAACGACAACCTGATCATCATTCGTGCGACCTGCGTGATGCCGTCCTTGCTTGAGGGACATCCATTGCGTCGTTTCAGCGCCATTGGTGCTGCGTATCCGCGCAAGACCGGCAACGGCATCATCCACGGTGTATCCAACCCGTCCTTTTACATGCACGTTGCGGAGAGCAGGGCAAAGAAACGCGCGTGGATGGATGCTCTTGGTCGCGGAGACGGTCTGGAAGAGAACGTTCGGGCTGAAGTGTTTGCCGAGCGGGCACGCAATCAGACCGTATCTGTCGGACCAGCCTTGCCAGTTCCATCCGCAGTGAGCAATCCGGACGAAATCGTTTCCGAGCAGATTGCAGAACGCCTTGTCACTGCCGTAGGCCTGACCATTGAGGATGCGCGGACGAAGACCCGTGGCGAAGCAGCCGAAATGCTGCGTCGCCTTCGGGATGTTCGATAATGCCTCCCATCATTCCGGGCGAGCCTCGGTACCTCAGCAATTCTCAGGTCGAACTGCTGCTTGAATGTTCGTGGAAACACAAACTCAAGTACATCGACGATATTCAGGAACCCGCCAATGATCATCTGATTGTCGGGTCTGCAGTTCACAAGGCGGTCGAGGTGTTTCGGCGGGCACAAATGGAAGGGTATCTTCCTGAGTGGACTGAAGAGCATCGCAACGACGTGATTCATGCGGAACTGGATATCGAATTCGACAAGTTGGTTCATGACGCAGAGCATGGGTACGAAAAGGACGGAAAACTTCTTCCGCCACCGGGCTTGGTGTGGACGAAGGGCGTTCACAAGGAAAATGCCCGGAAACTTGCACACAAGTTGGCCGAAACCTATTTCTACAAGGCTGCGGAAAGCGACATTCCCGGCACAGCCAAGGTGCCGCTTGCCCAACTTGAGACCCCCGTGGGGATTGAGGAAGAGTTTTACGTCCCCATTCCCGGCACAAATAACTGGCATGCGCGTGGGCGGTTCGACATGCGGACGGCAACTTCATTGATTGACCTGAAGACTGCCAAGATGCGATACTCGCAGCGCGACATGGACAAGAAGACCCAGCCTTCCTTCTATATCTTTTCATGGCGCGAAATGCAGAAGCAGCATCTCGCAGAATTCCGCTATCACTTGCTCATCAAGCCGACGCCATCATCTTGGTCCCCGGCGTCGGGAGATGCGCCACCGGAAAGCATGAACGCCTATCGCGCCGCATTGCAATCCACCCGTCGCATGTCCGCAGAGATCGACTGGTTCGGAGATTACCTTCGTCGCCAGATACATCAGATCGAACTGGGAGCGCAGGTGCCACGACAGAATGCGGATTATTGCGACTACTGTGGCGTCGCCAAGCATTGCAAGCCGTGGCTGAAAAACAGGTAGTATTCGCCCCTTGCGCTTTCTAGGGCAGGGGTGTATAGTAATCGGGCGGGGGCGAATTCCCCCGCGATCATGGGCCTTTAGGGCAAAGGAGATCATCATGGCGGGTTCGGTGAACAAGGTCATGCTTATCGGGAACGTGGGTCGTGACCCGGAAATTAAGGTCAGCAAGAATGGCGACAGCCTCGCTACATTCTCTCTGGCTACCACGTATTCCTATCGTCCGCAGGGCGGAGAGCGTCAGGATTCGACCGAGTGGCATCGTGTTGTAGCGTGGCGCAATCTGGCCGAGCAGGCACAGAAGTACGTCACCAAGGGGCGCAAGGTGTTTGTCGAGGGACGTATTCAGTCACGTCCTTATACCGACAAGAATGGCCTTGAGAAGGTGGCATTCGAGATCGTTGCTACCCAGATCGAGTTCCTTGACTCGCCGCAGAGTGGTCAGCGGGACAATGGCGAAGAGTCACCTCGCACGCTAGTTGCCAGCGGCGGCCTCCGTGGCGGAAAGAACGGCGCGGATGATCCGTTTGCCGATCTGGACGACATGCCGTTCTAACTGGAACTCACGCTATCGCTGTCATCTCTTTCCACCTTTTCGCGATGACAGTAATCGGGGTTACTACCCGGTGTTTAGCGTGAATATCGGAGGTCTGAACTCCGATTCACAAGGGGTCCGCCTTATCAGCGGACCCCTTGTTTTTTTTAAAAACTTGACAAATAGAAATATCATGTGATAACTTTAATTTCACACGATACAGGCTAAAAGCAATCCGCTTTAGAGAGCCGCCATCGTTCCTTCCTACAATGTGGAGAGCATTGTGAAGGGGGGAAGATGGCGGCTAATTTTTTTATGATACTACCATGAGTAACGAACAAGAACTTCGACAACACAGAAAAACTTTAAACACAGATGGCGTAGACGCAACCTTTGAGGTTCCTCTGAGGTTTGTGAAGTCGTTCATTGGTGAATACGTAAATCCTGCCGGGGAAACAAAAAAGGGCAGGATTATCGAGGGTATTGCATCCACAGAAGAAAAGGACCAGCAGGGCGAAATCGTCATGCAGGACAAGATGGATTGCTCATACCTGCTTGAAAAGGGATACCTGAACTGGAACCACTCGCATTCACCGGAAGATCAGATTGGCAAGCCTCTTGAAGTGATCAAGATGGAGGGCGGACCGGAGACGCCGGGTGGGCGTCCTGCCACATTTTTCCGGGCACTGCTGCTTGATGGCATGCCTCGCGCAGAAGCGGTGTGGAACTTGGCTCAGGCACTTGAAAATGCACATGGAGTTGGATCGGATCGCGCCTTGGGGTTTTCTGTTGAGGGTGGAGTGCGGCTACGACAAGGGCACCTACTGGTTGAAACGGTTGTCCGCCATATGGCTGCAACACATGAGCCAGTTAATGCCCAGTCAGTCGCACGATGCGTCATGGCAAAAAGCCAAGGATTCAATGTTCATGAAAGCGTTTTGATTGATACACTCGACAGTAATGTCCCTCATTTTATTTTCAAGAGTTTTGGTCATTTGATGAAATCAATGGCTCCTGCTCTTGCAAAGACAGTCGGAACGACTGATATGAAGGCAGGACTGAGAGAGTATGTTGATCATAAGGGAAGCCACGCACCAAGCCCCGAAGAAATCATGAAAGAACTCTATGATATGTGTAGACCGGGTGTTGAGCATCGAACAGGCGATCACTTCAAAAAGGGTCGCCTCGGAGCGCTGGAACATCTTATGTATTGTAGAGGCATGAGTTCTGAGCGGGCGGCTGATGCGCTGGCAACAGTCATTAAAGCGCTGCGGTAACGCAAGGAGGAATCAATGGCAGTTGCAGATCGCGAAATGGCAGACGCTCGTCGGCGTCTGAGCAAGAACTTGGCGGAACCTTCCATCACGGACGCGTTGAGCGTTCTTGACAAGGCCGTCACCGGGCTGATCGACCTTGCAAAGGGTCGCGACGCTGCGGAGGGCGCGTCCGGAAAGAGGATCGACTCTCCGTTCGGCAAGAACAAGAAGAATCCGTATGGCCTGAATGACTATGATCTTCGTCCCGGCAGTGTTGGGGAGAAGTTGATTAGTGCCAAGGGACAGGAATCGTCGCAGAAGACCTCCAAGAAGGTGGTCAATGATGAAGACGATGAGTATGATCCCGGCAATGCCGCAGCGGCCATGGGTTTCAGCATGAAGAAGGGCGGTTACGACGAAGACCTTCAGGCAGGCTGGGACGACATGGGCAAAGCGGAAGACGACGAGGACGAGGGCGACGAGGACGACGACGAGGACGAGGAAGACAACGCCCACGAGCGTCGCGAGAGCCGTGCCCAAGAGCGTCGTGAGCATGACGATGACGATGACGAGGACGACGACGAGGAAGACGACGACGACGAGGAAGACGAGTCCAAGGGCTGGGACGAAGACGACGACGACGACGAGGAAGACGAGTCCAAGGGCTGGGACGAGGACGACGACGACGACGAGGAAGACGAGTCCAAGGGCTGGGACGACATGGACAAGGCCGACGAGGAAGATGACGACGAGGAAGATGACGACGGCGAAGGTGACGACGTAGCGGCTCGAATGGCTCGTCTGCGTGCCATGCAAGGCAAGAAGAAGCCAGCCAAGGATGACGACGAGGACGACGACGAGGAGCCAATGGCCGAATCCATGTATCGCTCCTATTCGGTTAATGACATTCACAAGGCACTTGTTGCTGGACCGAATGGCGCTCGTGTAGCCGAAGTGGTTGAAGCCTCACGTGAACTTGCTCACATGGTTAATGTGTTCAGCAAGGCGTTTGGGCATCTTTCCGGACAGGTTGATCAAATTCGTCGCGATCAGCGCAACGCAACCACCATTCTGGCGGATGCAGTGAACACGGTTGTCAAGAGCCAGTCGGCAATTGCCGTTGGTCTCGAGCGGATGGCCAAGTCCACGGCGGTCCTTGCCAAGAGCGGCGGGACGACGGGGCTTTCGAAGTCCCTTTCCAAGAGTGGCATCAATCGCCCGCAAAATCCGGGTGTAGTGATGAATGGCAAGGTAATGGCGGAGGGTGCAGCCCTTCGGCGCTCAAACGCCATGATTGACGAATCGGGCAGCGTGGTTGTTCCCAACAATCAGTTGGAGACACGTCTCACAAAGTCCGTCGTAGGTGGAGTGATCCAGCAGGCAGTTCTTGACGGAGAGTTCTCGGCCAAGGATGCGCTACGTTGGTTGACCGAAACCGACAGCCCCGCGAGCGGCCCGGTCGCAGTGTACCGGCAACTGCCCGCCAAACTCCAAGATCGTATTGCCCGCAAGGCGGACGAAGAGTAAGCACTGACTGAGAAAGCAGGAGGAGAAAACAAATGGCTCTTTTAACGGAATTCCCTTCGGGGTATCATAAGCCAGAAGCGCTCAATAAGTCGTTCGACATGATTGTGCGGGACTGGTCGCGTCAGCAGTTCGGCGGAGACTCCATCGTTGAGGAAATCCGCAAGGCGCTTTCGACTGGTGTGTCCGGTCAAATCGCTGGTGCTGCCATTCAGTCGGGTGAGGCTACTGCGCTTCGCCTCGAGAACCTTGACAACACCATGACCTCGGTGCTTGCGACAGCGGAGCATCTGAAGGTGTTCCGGTTCCTTCACAAGGAACCCAGCAAGCAGCCGTATTACCAGTGGAACCGCCGTGAGTCCTACGGCTCCAGCCGTGGGTTCTTCGGCTTTTCCGAAGGCGGACTGCCCAACGGTGGCAAGGGCCAGTGGAGCCGTAACGGAGCGTACGTCAAGTTCCTCGGGACCAGAGGTGGAGTGACGCATCCGGTCGTCCTGACCAACATCCTCGGCGGCATGTCGATGGACCCGGTCGCGGAAGACCAGTTGGGACGCACGATGGATTTCATGCAGCGCATCGAGCGTGCCACGCTTTATGGTGACGATGACATCCTCGACGCCACGGGCACCGAGAGCAACTATGACGGTCTGCTCAAGCAGTTGACCAAGACGCGTCAGAAGAACGTCATTGACCTTGCAGGCAAGCCACTCAACCTCGACACCATTGCCAATGCGGCTACCAAGTTGGTCACTGAGGGCAAGTTGCTTTCCTTCCAAGATGTGACGCTGTTCATGTCCCCGCAAAACATCGAAGACCTTGGCAAGTTGCGCTGGCAGACGGTTATCTCGGGCAGCACAATCAGCGGCCCCGGAACCACGGTTGACCGTGCAGACCTGACCACATCGGCTCGTCAGAACCTGATCGCCGGTCTTTCGGTCGTGGGTCAGGCGACATCGTTCGGTGTCATTCCTTTCGAGTGGTCGATCTTCACCGAGCCGGTCGAGAGCGGATTGCCGCTGAACCTCGTGAACAACGCGGCTGACTCGGGTGCTGCGACAGCGCCGATTGCGTTGGTTACTGCTCGCATGACCGTTGCTGCCACTACGCAGGCTGCGACGAATGGTGCGACAACGAACCTCACGGGCACGACGAACTTGCCGACTTCCACGACTTTCTGGTATGCCGTTTCGTCCGTGAATGACCTTGGCGAGTCGCTGGCTACTGTTTCAACGAATAGCGTTGCAACCACAACGGCAAATCAGCAGGTCACGCTCGAGATCACGCGTGTGACGGGCACGGGAACCGGAAATGCTCGTGCATACCGCGTCTATCGCCTCGCAAAGGCGAGCGGCACACCGACTGCCACCGATCCTGACTGGCGGTTTGTCGGCTATGTTGCGGACCCGAATACCGGCACCTATGCGACCTTCATCGACCGCAACGGTACGCCTGAACTTCACAACAACTTCATGCCAAACACCAACATTGCGCCGCTCATCTGCCGCAACCCGGCTGACCTCTGCATCGCGCAGATGTCGCCACTGCTCAAGATGCCGTTGGCCCCTGTTAGCACGACGTTTGAGTACCTCCTCCTTCTGTATCATACACTGGTCCTCAAGGCACCGGAGCGTCAGATCATCTTCAAGAACGTCGGCGCTCTTGCGTAATCCTTTGGTATAATTCATACCGGGCACTACCGCCATTGCCTCACAAAGGCAATGGCGGTTTTGCTTGAAGGAGCATTCGCATGGGACGTGGAAACGCACAGGAACGAGCCGCACGGGCGGCCGCACGACTGCAGGCTGCAGCAGAACAATCCAAGGAAATTGCAGAACAGGCATTTGCCGCAGTTGACAATGGAGCCGATCCTGAATTGGTGATGTCCATTGCATCGGAAGCCATTACGCAAATTGACATTTCGCCTGAAACAACCGCTGTTCTTGAAAGTGTCAAACAAGACAATGAGCGCAATGAACTTCGCAAGATCATTGATCATGACTTGGTCAAGGAACGGCAACGCACCATTCGTGCCATTGGAGACCTTGATGGCACCTCGTGGGTGACGGCTGTCTGGTTGGATGGCATTCCATACGAAGTGGAATTCAACACACAGGGCATGGCTATTGTTCCAGAAACTGTGGCGCTTCTTCTTTGCAATGGGAACTCATACGAGTTTTGTGACTGATCCATCAAGGGAATATCATTCCCTTAGAATCATTATGATTTCTTAGGGATAAAAAATGTCAGTACCAGAATATGTCTTTTTGCATAGAGTACAGGAATTTTACGACCAACTGCGTCTCGGACACAATCTGTGGAAAATCGACGAGGTATTGAACTTCGTTGATGATCGTGGCCGAGAAATGGTCAAGCGATGGATTCAGGACGAACGTTTTCCTTGGACGTTCGGACGAGGATACACGCTCCTGACACAACCTGCTCCCGTTATTGCGCTTGTCGTTGATAGCGACAGCGACCGGGCGGGAGGATATTTTCTGGGCAATCATGCTGGACAGGGCATCGAATATGACCCTACTGGCACCAATCCGCAAATGTACTGGGAGCAGAACGCCCGGTTAAAAACCGGGAGTTTTGTGTTTGTGCTTACCGCTCCCAACTCTGACATGCTTACGGCAATGTACTGCCTTCTTGAGCGGGCATTGTATGAAGGAGAAACGCCTCCTACAGGTGAGGAAAACATCATCAGTTTTTCCGATTACGGAATTTCCGAATTGCGTTATTCCGGCAGTGATTTGCGGCCGGATCAGAATTACATTCCTACTGCGGCATTTGCTCGGACGCTCCGTGTGTCCTGCACGTACATGCATACATGGTCAGGGAAAATCTGGGGTCCGACTGGGTATGCGTTCAGCATTGATTTGGGTAACCTGCTTGTTGATGGAACTGCCGAGCAAACCAATCCGAAATTCATTGCGGGCAATCCAGTATTACCCATAAAAGAAAGTCTTGTCTTCAGCAACATTCCCGGAGCGGTCCTGAGTGGATCAACTGAAAGCGCTTCTTCATCCACTGTGCTGACAAGCAACGCATCATTTCCTGCTGCTGATAACATCATTGTCGTTCCCCCAAATTCTGCCATTACATTCAATGCAACTATTGGCGCAAATATCAATGGAGAAGCATCAGCTTTGTGGAGATTTTCCGGAGTTGTTCGAAGAGAAGCGGATCCTTCAACTGTTACTCTTGTAGGAATTACTTCGTATGATGTAGTTGCAGATGAAATATTTTCAACAACGTATGTAGATATTTACACCGACACACAATACGGAGCGTTAATTTTTGCCGTAAAAGGAATTGATGAAGTAACTATTAACTGGCAAGCAACAGTACAGATAAAGGAACTGCCGTAATGGTTCGTATTTATGGCATCACCTCTACATCAGGCGGATCAGGTGGATCAGGTGGATCAGGTGACTCTACATTTTCCTTGTCTGGAGTTACATCAGGAAATTCTTCTGTATATTTAACAAGTAATGGAAGTTCTTCAGAAAATTCACAAAATATTTTTATTGTTTCCAGTAATACTGCCGTAGAGTGCGATATATCAATTGTGGCAACAACGGATACTACGCCAAAATATTCTGCATCTTGGGCCATGAAAGCCCTTCTTCACAGACAGTTTGCAGAATCAACCACGAAACTTATTGGTATTGGAATGGCAGAAGCCATGTCTGATTCTGAACTAAAATTTTTAACTGTATCCATATCTGAAAATATTGTTTTGGGCGGATTAAGCATACAATGTACTGGGGTCAGTCAATATACTTCTATAAAGTGGATTGCAACAATTACCGCAACGGAGGTCTAGCATGGCTGTCGTAACGTTTAGCGCCGCAAGACAAACAACATTTACCACACCCATCGAGGGAACAGATGCAGTAGGTGGGTTGACGATTACAAGGGCAAGTCAGAACACGACCGGCAGTGCCGTTCTGACTGTCAATAGCCTTGCGGTTGGTGCAAGCGTCACTGATGCTTATGGCCTGTACGTTAACGCTCCAGCCATTTCTGCCAGTTTCACACTGACAAACGCCTATGGCGCATACATTGCCGCACCTGCCGGAGCAGGCACAAGAACGAATGCATATACATTGGGTCTGGCAGCGCCGAGTGGAGCGGGAACGGATAACTATTCCTTGCTTGCCGCCGGTGCCGTGAAGATTGCAACAGCAATTGACACCGCGTCCGCGTCCTTCAACCTCCTCAATGCCAATGCAACCACGGTGAATTTTGCCGGAGCAGCCACCACGCTCAGCATTGGCGCGTCAAGCGGCACCACAACCGTCAACAATGACCTGAACATTGCTACCGGAAAAACCTACAAGATCAATGGAACGACCGTTCTTTCCGCAACCTCTCTCGGCACCGGAGTGACCGGATCGTCGCTTACAAGTGTGGGAACCATTACCTCGGGCATCTGGCGAGGCACGGCAGTCGAGGTTGCTTACGGAGGAACGGGCACCTCGACTGGATCGATTACCGGAACAGGGGCGCTGACATTCACTGCGGGAGGAACAAACCAGAACGTCAATCTTGTTGCAAGTGGAACGGGAACGATTGATGTCGGTGGAGCAAGAATCACCAGCGTCGGCACGCCGACACAATCCACCGACGGGGTAAACAAGGCGTATGTGGACACGTATCGAACAGGACTTGATGTCAAAGACTCTGTGCATGTTGCGACTACTGCTGATATTTTGACATACATAACCAATTCTGGAGCAGCAACAACATTCACGATTGATGGTCATGCAATTTATGCCGCGTCATTTACCGGATCAATTAGCGGCACAACATTAACGGTCACAGGCACGCCAACGGGAACCCTTGAGCCAGAACACGTCATTCTTGGAGGTTCCGTTCAGACGAATACATACATTGTCCAGCAGTTGACAGGCACCGCTGGAGGAACAGGAACGTACCAAGTCTCAGTTAGTCAGACTGTTGCTTCCACATCATTGACATCTGGTATGCGGGTCTTGGTCAAGGACCAGACCACTGCATCGCAAAATGGTATCTATATCGCACAAACAAGTGCATGGGTACGGACTGCCGATTTCCCTGCTGGTGTTTCTTCTTTTGTCGCGCCGGGCGCATTCATTTTCGTTGGTTACGGTACGGTCAATGCTGCAGTCGGGTACGTCCTTCAGACTGCCGCAGAAGCTCCGATCAATGTCGGTACAACCGCTATCTCCTTCTCGCAGTTCTCGGGTGCGGGACAGGTACAAGTCACTGCTCCCCTGCTCAAGAGTGGAAATACCCTGAGCATTGATACCGCTGTTGTCGCAACCAATTCCAACACGATGACGTTATCGGGAAAGACCATTGCGTACTCCGGGCTTTTGTTCAATGACAACACAGGAACGCCGAAGACCATCACACTGGCTTCCCCCGCTTCGCTTGCGGCAAATATTAATATTACCTTTCCGTCGATAACAGACACGCTCGTCGGTAAGGCAACGACTGATACATTCACGAACAAGACGTTTGACACCGGAGGTAGCGGCAACTCGTTCAGCATTGCTGGAACGGCGATTACCGCTAAAACAGGAACTGGATCGGTAGTTCTTGCGACCAGCCCTTCCCTGACAACGCCGAATTTCTCGTCTATCGTCAATACAGGAACATTGACGCTTCCGACAAGCACAGATACGCTCGTTGGTAGGGCAACAAGCGATACATTCAC